CTCTTCGTTTCGGCGGCGGTCCAGGTGCTCTAGCACCTCTGAGCGCCATTCCATCAGTTCGTGAAAGCACTCTTGATTGTGAGCACACTGACGGAGTTGGGGGTCAGGTTTGAGAACACTTTCGTAGAAGAGTCCCAGAGCATCACGACGTTTTTCGTGTTTGTTTGTCATCGTACCTCAAAGTCGAGTTTGCGAACCTTTCGTTTCCTTCGGTTCTCCTGGTATTCTAGGTCACTCTTACTAAGAATGGAGTCATCCTTAATACTCTTTTCAGAATTGATAAGAAGGACCTTGCTGAGGTCCTTTGCTGTGATGGTGTCGTCATGAACTACCATCTGATTCATGCAACCACAGCACTGGGTCTTGTGATTGCTAGTGATTTCGGTATTGCATACCTTGCATTTTGCGGTTAACATTTCTCATTTGCCCCATCGTATCAGTGATATTATTTATTTGGATCATGGTCTTTCATGCCATCGTGATTACCGTCCTTGGGCAATTCTCCTAAAGAAATATACTTAACAACTTGAATAGATCCCTCAAGTCGTACTAGATCTCGTTCAATTTTAGTATATTCATCATAAGATGATTGAAGTTCTTCTAGTTTACTTCTAAGTTCTATAATTCTTTTTGTAAATCTCTGTAAGAGTTGCTCGTGGGATTCTATTGGTTTCATTTCTTTAGTTGTAAAACTAATGGGCGATGAGGGATTCGAACCCCCGACCTACTCCGTGTAAAGGAGGCACTCTACCGCTGAGTTAATCGCCCTGGCGACTCAAGTAGGATTCGAACCTACGACCGACTGCTTAGAAGGCAGTTGCTCTGTCCAGCTGAGCTATTGAGTCATGAGGATAGTATACACTATCCTTCAGGTATTGTCAAGCCAATACCATCTTTTTGGTGTAATCATAAGCGTACTGCTCACGATACCCTTTAATACCCCACCCTAACCAATAGTAAGCAGCAACCATGTATTGGTGAACTGGTTGACCACTACCTTCAAATTCTGGTAGGACTTTCTGAAAACCATACTCATTAATCATGTATGCTGTCTGACCTTCAAGAGAAGAAGGATCATAACCATACTTCTTAGCGAACTTACCTAACCCCAAATAACGGTTCGTAGAGGTCCACTGAATGAGTCCATAACCACCGCTATAGCAACGATCGTAAGGAACTCTAGCACCTCCCTCGCAGATGTTGGGATGGAAGTTGCTTTCTGATTTAATGTTTCCCATGATCGTAGCAAGTGCATTACGATCGGAGATTCTGGTTTTCTTTTGAAGTTGTTCGAGGACATATTTTTCATTGTAATTACATCCTGGACACTTCCAAGTTTTGGGTACTACCTCAATGGGGACTGCCTTCTCTACGTTGACCGCTACATCAACTGGAGGAGGATTCTTGATCTGATTGATGCTCGGATAAGCACAAGCAGCAGGAATAGAAGTCGCCAGAGCGATAGGAAGTAAACGTTTGATCATGAAATTAGTTGAATTCGGCATCCACCTCTTGCAGAAGCATGGGTGACTCAAAGTAATCCTTACGGTAGTAGCGACCGAGGACATTGCTATTATAGAAGGCAGGGGTGCCATCTGTCAAGCTCTCGGTCAGGACTCCATGTACGAAGAGCAGTCGGGTCTCCTCGTAGTTTACCTTACCTAGTGTGGTATGTAAACTTAAGATTTCTCTTTTAAAGTTTTGTCTACCGTATTTTTTGATATCTTCTTTTAATTCTGGACAAGAACCATAATAGTTTTTCCAATCAGATTCCTGTTTGGATCTTCGGTTCTGTCCTTTCTTTTTTCTAAACGACCAGAAATACTTTCTTCCGATGTACCTTCTATCGTTGATAGTATTTGTGATTAAATAAACGAATCCATAGTATCCATTTATCTCATCAGATTCAAATACCCTGTCCTTGTACCACCAAGGGTTTTCATACATACCACAAATCAGTCACACTGATTTATTTAGTCCCATGGATCAGGTATCTGCATTTTAGTGCTTGAAGGTTCCATGCTTGTGCCAAACTTTTTGGACCCTCCCCCAGAAGGTTCACTTCTTTCTGGGAGAGTTCGAATGTCGGGTCCGCTAGTGCTTTTACCCTCCATCCAGTTCCAGAATCGTTCGTCATAGCTGGAAACCAGCGAACGTATCTTTCTTAACATCTTGCTTAACACCCCCACTAATATAAGATTCAACCTCAGTTTCTTGAGGAGCAACTTGAACACCTTTAGAAGAAATCCAATGCTCAGTCCAGGGAAGTGGGTTGTTCTTTGCAGGGACATCATACTCAGGTTTGAGACCAATCGACTTCATACGACGGTTAGCAATCCACTCCACGTAGTTGTGAAGTAGTTTGTCATTCAAACCAATCATTGACCCATCTTTGAAGAGATACTGTGCCCAGAGTTTCTCCTCATCAACACACTGCTTGAACATTGCCCTTACGTAGGGTTGTTCTTCTTTAGCAATCTCTGCAAATTCTGGGTCATCCCCTTCACGCCATTTGTTGAGGATGTTTTGAGTAAGGACAAGATGCTGGTTTTCGTCTCTGGCGATGAGAGAGATAATTTTAGCGGATCCCTCCATAAGTTTGAGTTCACCAAACGCAAACGAGCAAGCAAACGAGACATAGAATCGAATTCCTTCCAGGATGTTGACATTGGCAATTGCCCTGTAGAGTTTACGCTTCAGAGCATAGCGTTCAGAACGTCCAAGGTCAACCCCATCGTTAGCAAACTGCCACAAATTACTGTTCCCATACTCTTGAGCATGAGAAATAAAGTCATCGTATGAAGAGGTAACCGTTGATGCCCTGTTAAGAATCTTATCATCATCCAGAATAGTATCAAATACCTCTGTTGGATCTGAATAGACATTCTTAATGATATATGTATAGGAGCGAGAATGGATCATCTCCATAAACTCCCATACTGTCATGGCAGATTCCAGTTCAGGAAGTGAACAGTATGGAATGAATGCCATACCAGGACCACGACCTTGAACAGAATCAAGCATAATCTGATACTTCAGATTAGAACTGAAGATATGCTTCTGCTCAGGGCGAAGCATTTGATAATCACCACGATCTTTTTGGAGGGAGACCTCCTCAGGTCTCCAGAAATATCCCAGTTGTTGTTGTGTGAGTTTCTCGAAGACAGGATACTTTGCCCCATCATATCTCTGAACCCCTAGTGGTTGACCAAAAAACATTGGTTGCTTTTTGGTGTCTACCTTGTTGGTATTAAATACCGTCATCCCCTTGATCTCTTTTTTTGGTTCAGATTTTACAAGATTCACAATCTTCCTCCGTGTTTTCTAGTTCTGCAATAGCTTGTTCTAATTGACGCCTCTTTTCCTCTACGTCATTTGTCTCTTCATACTCGTCCTTCTTATCGTCGTAAGTGTTTTGATAGTACGATGTCTTCCAACCGTATTTGTATGTAGTCAGAAGATCCTGTGCCCAAACTGAGATAGGAATCTCTTTGTTTTCATAATTCAGTGGGTTGTATGACCAGTTTCCAGAGATGGCTTGGTCAAAGAACTTTTGCATGACTGCGACCACATTAATATACCCGCTATTGTTAGGCATATCCCAAAGTAAAGTGTAATTATTTTTAAGAGAGTTGTACTGTGGAACAATCTGTTTAAGGGTTCCCTTCTTGCTCTTCTTAACGGACAGGTATCCTCTAGGTGGCTCAATTCCGTTTGTGGCATTTGACACAACGGAACTGCTCTCAGAAGGCATTTGTGCGGACAGAGTGCTGTGTCTGAGTCCATGTGTTTGAATCTCGGTTCGTAAAGTTTCCCAATCATACAAGTATTCAGGTGCTACTAGTTCATCAACGTCCTTTTTGTATGTATCGATTGGTAAAATACCATCAGAGTACTTGGTACGATTGAATGCATCACATGCACCTTTCTCTTTCGCAAGTTGATTAGATGATTTTAACAGGTAATACTGGAATGCTTCAGTCAACTTATGGACCAGAGTCAATGCACCAGGATCATCATAATGCTCCCCATGACGTGCCAAATAGTGGGCAAGACCAATAAAACCTACTCCAAGCGATCTACGTGCCCTTGTAGCACGTTCTGCTGCTGCCACAGGGTACTCCTGATAGTCGATCAACTCATCCAAAGCACGAACAGAAAGATCACAAAGTTCTTCCATCTCATCCAGTTTGTTAATCTTACCGACGTTGATGGCAGAAAGAATGCAAAGAGCAATCTCACCATCGGCATCATCAATATGACGAATAGGATCTGTAGGAAGGGTGATCTCCTGACACAGGTTACTCATGTTCACCTTGTCTTTGAAGGAAGAGTGAGAGTTACAGTGGTCGATGTTCATGATATAAACACGACCTGTCTCTGCTCTCTCTTTCAAGAGGTCCAGAATAAGTTCTTGAGCACCAACAGTTTTTCTTGGGATTCGTGTATCTTGTTCATAACCCAGATATAACCAGTCAAATCGATCAGTACCAAAAGCATCATAAAGATCTGGAACATCGTGAGGACTGAAGAGGGAGATATCTCCGTTGGAGATGAATCGTTCATAGAAGAGTTTACTAATTTGAATTGAGTAATCTAGTCCACGAACGCGATTATCCTGCGTTCCTTTATTATTTTTTAAAACTAGGATGTCTTGGATCTCTTGGTGCCAGATTGGGAAGTGGACAGTTGCTGATCCACCTCTGATGCCATTTTGTGTGCAGCATTTGACAGTTGCTTCAAACTTTTTGAGAAATGGGATAACGCCTGTGTGCTGAACTTCTCCACCTCGGATCTTACTGTTGATCCCACGGATTCTGCCTGCGTTGATACCGATTCCCGCCCTTTGTGCAACGTATCTGCCAATAGCCATATCAGAGCTAAAGATAGAATCGAGGGAGTCATCAACATCAACAAGAACACAGCTAGCAAATTGTCGAAGTGGAGTTCGCACTCCCGCCATGATAGGTGTGGGAATGTTGATTTTGTGCTTTGAGATGGCATTGTAATACTTCCTAATATAAGAGAGTCGAACGTCCTTACTATAGTTAGCAAAAATCGTCACTGCAATCATCATGTACATGAACTGTGGTGATTCATATACTTGACCGTTGCTTCGATCCTGCACAAGGTACTTATCAACTACCTGCTGCAGTCCTGCATAGGTGAAGATAAAGTCACGATCATGATCAATCCATTGACCAATAGTATCAAGTTCTTCTTTTGTATAGTTGTTAAGAACTTGATCATCATAAACACCCCATTCGATGCAACGAATGATTTGTGTGTAGAAATCTGGGTGTTCCCAATGCCCATTAAACAGTTGCTTACGAAGTCCAAACAACAGTAAACGAGCAGCAACGAATTGATAGTTTGGGCAATCCAAATCTACAAGGTCAGATGCAGATCTTACCAAGATCTTTTGAATCTCATCAGTAGTAATCCCATCATAAAACTGAAGACCACTATTGATCTCAACTTGACTCGCAGAGACCCCTGCAAGACCCTCACAAGCGGCGTCAACCATCTTGTGCATCTTATCTAGGTCGAGGTTCTCAATACGACCATCTCTTTTTTGAACTTTAATGCCGTTACTCATACTTGCTTCCACTGGGTAAACTTAAGGTTTGCTTCGAGACCATGGTAGGTGTTGGATTCTACCATACTCTGCACGTCATGTCCAGCCAGGATCATGTCGTTTAAATCTTTTTCTTTAATTTGTTTTGGATAAATCACTACTGGATATCCTGCTCTGATTGTCTTAGCAATCTTGGTACAGATCTCTCTGCTTCTTGGTTCATTGTCGAAGACGTATACGAATCGATAATCAAAACTGCTGAGGTCAACATCGCTACCGCACATAGCAATAGCGTTCCCAAGGAAATGGGAGTCGAAGGGTCCTTCGGTGACATAAACTGTATCCTCACTGTTAATTTTATCTAATCCATATACTTTTGGTTTATCGTCATCGAGCATAACTGTAATATACCTCAAGGAAGAGTTTGAAAAAATAGATCTTCCTTGGTATCCAAAGACACCATCTTTGTCTCGTAGAGGAATGATAATTCTTGACTCGTCGTAGCGGGTATCCCTGAATACTTCTTTATGTGTATTAGTCCACTGCTTGAATTTTGGACAGAAATAGAATTGATCAGGTGGCAACTTACGACGTTCAAGGAACTTCCTTGCTTGGTGTGTTGTATTTAGATCTGACACACGATGCAGATCTGAGAATATGTTGGTTTTAAAACGTGGTTTGTCAAACTTAAATTCTGGCAAAGGTATCTTAGTTCCTTTCCCAGTGACACCCTCTCGATATGCTTCAAGTACGTACTCATCATACAAAGAACTATCGTGATCCTTAAGAAAATTAGGCAGGGTTCTACCTACACCACAGTTGTGGCACTTAAAGATATACGATCCTTTCTTAGGAAAGAAATACCCCCTTGCACGATTCTTGTTCTTCTTCGAATCGCCGCAATAGGGGCATCTGAAATTGTAGGTGTTGTCTGACTTCTTGAACTTCTCTAGTCGAGGAGAAAGAAGCGAGATGTACTTAGTATCAACGTGAAGCATGAACGAAGTGCGTTTCGTTCATACTAGCAGGGATAGTCGTAGGTGTCAATACCCTGATGATTGGAGGAACCACTTGTAACACTGTCACAATGGTGGCGATGACAGCAGTAGCACCGATAACAAACCTTGTGTTTCTATCGGTCTTCTTCTCAAGTGCTTCTATCTTATCAGAAATGGTCTTGAACATACGGTCATCATACTTCTGATGATCTTTGATCATTTGGATTATAGCATCATTCACACGCTCACCTTCATCTAAACGGTTTTCATGGCGCTCAAGAACAATAGCAATCTTGTTGCTATTGTCCGAGATAGTAGAAACTGCTCGCTCAAGTTTGTCGAGCATTTCTTTACTTAGGTCTTCATAAATGTCAAGCTTACTTTCAAGGACCGCTAGTTTACCAAGACCGAATGCCATTAGACAAGATCCACAAACTTGGATGCTTTATCGAAGTCCTCAGAAATCATGTCAGTAAACTTGTCTTGGTTCTCTTCAGAGAGTTCCATCCAAGCAAACAAGAACTTCTCTTGCTGCTCCTCAGAAAGAGTTGCAAACTGCTCATTCAATGCCGTAAAAGCACCTTGCCAATCAAAAGAATTCTTTTCAAACTTTTTATCAGCAGTTTTTGCTACGTCTGAAGCAACTTTCTTCTGACGATCGCTTGCTTTCTTAGCATAATCTTTTGATTTTGCTTTTGATAAAGCTTGAATCTCTTGCTTACGATTCTGTGCTCTCTTTTCACGCTCTTGCTTTTTAGCAAGTTTACGCTTGTTCTGAATCATACGCATAGCAGCACTCACTTCTGAGTTGCTATTGTCTTCCTTCTCTACAATAATTTGTGTGTCTTCCATTGTTTGTTCTTTTAATCTAGCGTTTTTAATCCTCTGGAAAATATCGGTTCTAAACTTTTTTCTTTTCTTTCTCACTGGAGGTTCATCGGGAGGAAGACCTGCAATGGCACCAGAACTGGCACTGTTTGTAGGGACTTCTTCAGTATACAATATTCCATTATTTTTAAGGGTGTATACTTTCATAATTTTAGCAACTCCTCTGTGCAATATTTATCTAATGGTATATCATCTAAAACAGAATGTATCTCTGGATATCTATTCAAATAAATCATAAAACTTTTTAAAATAGACCAGTATTCTTTTGATGTTTTATAGAACAACAAAGGAGTTGCTGCATCACCAAATACATTATAAATGACAATCATATGATTTAGTATTAGATGAAGTTTTAAATTACGACTTTTGACATACATTTTAAGTAATCTTTTGAGATACTTAAATCTTTTAATGTCATCAAAGAAATCCTCTTTTGTTACCGCCTGAGGATTATCATAATGTTTAATTGCAAAGAAGAGGTAGTTATCCTCATTCAACTCATCAAACTTCATTTATCATGCAATAGCAAGGGTGTAATCAGTTCCTGAACCACCAGCGCCAACTACGTCACCAGCAACGAATGCCAGATCAGAAGCATCAGAGCTGCCAGCATCAAAGATTGTACCACCAGCAAGGTTGATTGACTGAGCACCAATGCTCAGGGTCTCAGTTGCAGAAGGAACAGTGAAGTCAAACTCAAGACGGTTTGTACCAGTTCCACGTGCATAGGTTGCAGTAACAGCACCAGTTACACTACCAGTTACATCCAGAGTAGGTGAACCAGTTACGTCTACTTGCTCGTTGTAGATAACAACAACAGTGCCAGTATCGGTCTGAGAGAGTGCTTCCTGCTCAAAGAATACTGCAGTGATGTCACCAGCAGCAAGAAGGTCAGATGCACCGTCGCCACCAAGACCACCGATTGCTACCAGAACTTCATCCCAGTAACGTGCTGTTGCTTTGTCTGCTCCTTTGTAATGACGAAGGACCCATCCCTGCTCAGTTGCGAAGCAATCTTCCAAAAGACCATTCTTGTTTACACGATCCAACCACTTTGGCTTGGACTCGTCTGCTGTAGATTTTCCCCAGAGAGGCATCGTTAAACTCCTGTAATATACAAATTAATTTTGCTATGAAATATTTATAAAAAAAGGAGGGTTAGACCCTCCTTGAGATCAAGCTTCTTCAGCAGGAGGGAAGAGTGCTGCTTCCAGTGCTTCTACAAGTTGATCATCAATTTTATTGTCTGTTCTAGATACTGCTTTCTTTGCAAGACCCAAGATGAATCTCTTGATAAGATCATCAAGATTATCGGGAATAGCATCAACAGCAGAATCGATTACTTTAATTGCCAGAGGTACTAAAAATTTTGCCATGATAATAATCAATGGAGGACAAATTATATATCACTTCTTGGCGTTCTTATTGGCAGTAGCATACATTACTTGCTTTGCCTTATCGCCATAACGTGCTTTCAAATCACCCATGTTCTTCTTCATACCCTTGACAATATCTTCTTTCTTCTCTTGGTCAACTTCTTCGTTGACTCCATCTTGATACTTACGACGCTTGACTTTAGATGCCTTCTTTGCTAAGCAAGATTCACATCCACAATCTTCCTTTTCAGAGCATGTACCACACTCTTCCTTCATGTTGTTAGCACCTTTGAGTTTCTTATTCTTATCAAAGACACTATCAGGATCAG